TTATTTTTTCGCCTTGTAAAACTCGTGATAAAGCTTCATGAGCGCCCGCTTTTCTATTCGCGACACGTAGCTGCGGCTAATTCCCAGCTCCTTGGCGATCTCGCGCTGCGTCCGTTCGTCCGAGTTTTTGCCGTCCAGGCCGAAGCGGCCCCGGATCACTTCTTGCTCCCGTTCGTCCAGGATGTCGAGATTTTGATAGATTTTGCTTTTCTCGATTTTCAGCTGGACCTTTTCGACGACGTCGTCTGGCTCGCTGCCGAGAATATCTTGCAATGTAATCTCGTTACCTTCTTTATCCGTACCGATCGGGTCGTGCAAGGAAACGTCCTTGCGGGTTTTTTTCAGCGATCTCAGGTGCATCAAGATTTCCATTCTAATGTCAACAGAGTTGCTTTGGAGGTATTAAGTTCCTTTTGAAGCTGCCGATTAGCAGTTAAGTAAATCATTTCTTGATGTAATCCGGGTTCGACAGCCTTATTATTATCCTGACCCCCCGTATACAGTCAGGAGAAGATATGAAATTAAAGATGATGAGGATAATTGAGGACAATAGAAATGGTAAGGGCCTTCGAGCTGAAGATATGGAAATGGATGATGTTAATTATATAACCGTAGAACGCTTAAGCAAGTTGAACCACCCTATCCCCGTTTTTCACACTTCCTATGCAAAATTCATTGCACCTACAACTCTCCAAGAAGCAGCCGAAGCTTATGTAGACGATGGAATAAAATATGCCGATAATTCGACGTTAATTAGCGAACAAAGGGTAAAAAAGAGAGAGAAAACCAGAACGGGCCTCCTGATAACCTTCGTGGATGATACGACTGTTGAAGTTGCCAAAAGATCCCGGAAACGCTAATCCGTCAAGTGCAAGTTAGGCATACTAACTTGCTCTTTCCAAATGACACCATTCGACAAAACCATTAGTATTTTCTATGTATAATTGGGTTACTCGACAGATGATGCGCTTACCTACTTCAAGATTTCTTGAAGTTTCTGCCGGATCGGGGAGAGTTTAATTACCTCTCCTTGCCTGTCGCTCGCTTCCAGGTATACAATTCCTCGGCGTGAACCCCGAGGGCATTGGCTATTGTGACCGCTGTAGGATATCCCATAACCGTGCGATTGTTAACGTAATCAGATATCTGCGACTCAGGATATCCTGTTACTTCCGATAACCACTTTTGGGATAGTTTGCGACCATACAGAATCGAGCGAAGCAGGCACCGATCGGGCGTAACCCGCATCGATCTGCTCCTTTTTTTCCAACGTTGCCTATTCAGCTATTGAAATGCAAACATGCGTTCGTATAAAATGTACATAATAGCCGAACGGTGGTGTTTCATTTGTCGAACAAGATCAGCTTTTCCATAACCCGTGAAACTCTAACCATGATTGGCGTGGACCCTGAGGATGCCATTAGTTATCTCGAGAACAAGAAAGCTATTGATATGAATCCAAATCATGTAATGGCCCTGCACAAATTAAAAAACAAGACACTTACGGCTTTTTCGAAGAATTGATTAACCTCTTTGCCCGAACAAACGCAATAAATTCATGCACTTCTTCTTCAGACAATAAAATGTTGTCTACTTTAAAGTTCATTTTTTCCATGATTTCTTCATCTGTTAATTCTGCATCCAGATATTCTGTAAGTAAGTCCGCTGCTTCCCTATCTCCACTATCATCCTTATCTATATATCCCGATACCCTCATGAGTTCTTCATATTCAACACCTAGAGGCCTGGATAGTTTTTTAAGTATGTCCGGAGAGGGAATGCCGCGTTCTCCTCGTTCGATCTGTGAGATATAAGCATTAGAAACTTCGGAGTATAATTCCAATTGCCTGATCGTCATCTTTTTGTTCTTCCTAAGTTGTTTGAGATATTCCCCAAACTCGCGTGCTTCCAATTGTTATCGCCTCCTGAAGCAATTATATACATTTGCAAACAAAGTGAGTCATATGTATTAAAATACTGCTTGCAATTGCAGATTTATTGGTTTATATTGATTGCATAAGCAAGATAACAATTGTTATCAGAAAGGAGGACTTCACATGGTTATAAAGCTTAAAGACAAGTCCAATCTCGAAAAAATGTTGCTTGTCAAAGGTTTCTCTAAGCGCAGTTTTTCAAAAAAAGTTGGCATTTCAAATCCCTTTTTCGTTCAAATCTCCAATGGAGATCGTAATCCTGGCCCCAAGATTGCAAAGAAGATTTGCGAAGGATTAGAAGTTGAATTCGATGAAATTTTTTTTGTTCATCAAGATAACAAAAGTTATCAAAACAAAAATTCTGCTTAAGACAACCAAATTATACCTTCAAACCGAAAGGAGCGAAACAAATGAATCAATTGTTCAACTTCAATGGAAATGAAGTACGAGTCGTTCTGAAAGATGGCGATCCATGGTTCGTTGCAAAAGACGTATGTACTGTGCTTGAACTCAGTAACCCAACCATGGCTATCCAACGACTTGATGAAGACGAGGTGACTAAGTTCAACTTAGGCGGCTTGCAAGGTGAAGCGAACGCAGTTAATGAATCGGGTCTTTACTCCTTGGTACTCGGGAGCAGAAAACCAGAAGCCAGAGCCTTCAAGAAATGGATCACAAGCGAAGTCATCCCCACGATCCGTAAACATGGCGCATACATGACACCAGAGACCATTGAACGAACCCTGATGAATCCGGACTTCATTATCGGACTCGCTGGGCAGCTCAAAGCCGAGCAAACAGCACGTCAACAGGCCGAGAAGATGCTGGAGGAACAGAAGCACTTCGTACACTTTGCAAAGTCACTCCAAATTTCGGAAGACTCCATCCTCGTAGCTGATTTAGCAAAGCTGCTGAAACAGAACGGAATCGATATCGGTGAGCGTAGACTTTTCGCGCAACTTCGTGAAGAAGGCTATCTGATCAAGAGTGGATCGGAATACAACATGCCAACGCAACGTTCGATGGATCTCAAGATCATGGAAATCAGAATCGGACACAGAGGTGGTTCAGACGGAACCATTCGGATCACCAGGACGCCGAAGATCACAGGCAAGGGTCAGATTTACTTCATCAATAAGTACAAGAAATCTGCTTAAGGAGTCCCGACCATGAGAACATTCAACTTTATCAAAGGCGAAAACTTCGAATACGCCCTTCAACAAGCGCAAAAGTCTCTGGTCAAAACAATCCTTAGCAAACCGGAGGTAATCCATGAAAACAAATCCGATTCCCGGACCACAGTTGCATAAGAAAACGTCTGAACAGCTTCGCAAACTGGCCGAGAAGAACAAACAAACCAAGGTACGCAAGGCAGCCAATAAGTAATGTGTTGCACGGAGGAAGAAGAAGCCGCAATAGACAGCATGATAAAAGCCTTTCGTGAACGCAATCGAATGACGCTTAAACAACTTATGGAGGTGGACAGCATGAACCTTGATAGATTCGCTTACGGACGAAAAGACCCGCAGGACGTGCTTGTGCCGGTAGCAGAAGAAAGGCCTTACCTTTATCGGTCGCAGAAGCAAGAGGAGCTTATGAAGAAAATTGATCCCGAATGGAGGCCCCAAGACGATGAATGAGTTCGATAAGAAGGCTGAGATTTACGATCGGTTGTTCAAACTTTGTTACGCGGTAGTTCAGGCGCATAAGACTGATTCTTTCGAGGACTTCCTTGCTCTGAGGGACATCGTGAAAGTGGATGGACTGGAGGCGTTCCGTGACCTGGAGAGCTTGGTTAACGACCTTATCTCCGCCGAGAATCCGCACGAACAAGCGAGGGAAGCAGCATGACGAACATCGTCCTTCTCGCCAAGCATTCAACTAGCCGTCGCATGTTTATCTGGCTGGCCCGTAAACGTCGGGATCAATGGCGGAAGGAGTGGGAGAAATGGTCCTTCAAGTCGTCGAGTCCGTCGCAAGCGAACACAAAATTAGCCAGTTGAGAGCAGCCGTCCTTATCTTTGACCTTCTTACAGACATAAAAAAAGCCGCCCAAGATAGAGCGGATAAGAAAAGAGATTACTGATATCTTACCACGAATCGGAGGATTTAAATATGGAAACATCCATCGACACATACATGCAGCCGCCACAGGTGGCTAAGAGCGTCACCACGGAGGCCATGATCAGCCGTCAGGCGCAAGAAGTTCAGGCGGCTATGATTATCGCCAAACGGTTTCCTCGGGACGAATACGCGGCTTATAACCGCATCATGACGGCCTGCACTCGCAAGAACCTCGCAGAAAGCTCCATGTACCAATTTCCACGCGGTGCGGAGAAAGTATCCGGCCCCTCAATCCGCCTTGCCGAAGTACTCGCGCAGTGCTGGGGAAACATCGACTTCGGCGTCATGGAGTTAGAGCAGCGGCCCGGCGAATCTACGGCGATGTCGTACGCATGGGATCTCGAAACGAACGTACGGCAGACGAAGATTTTCACGGTCAAGCATGAGCGCAAGGCCAAAGGTTCCATCGTTAAGCTTACCGATCCCCGCGATATATACGAACTGGTCGCCAATAATGGCGCTCGCCGCGTTCGTGCCTGCATCCTCGGCATCATCCCCGGAGACATCGTAGACAAGGCTGTAGAGAAGTGCCAGCAGACGTTGCTAGGTGATACCTCGGAGCCTCTTGCAGACCGTCTGAAGGTCGTCGTAGCGGCCTTTGACAAGGAATACAAGGTCAGTATCGAGCAGATCGAAGAACACTTCGGATATAAGATCACGGCATTCACCGAACATGACCTTGTGAAGCTGAAAAAGATCGGAATGTCGCTTCGTGACGGCATGGCTAAGCGAGAGGATTACTTCAAATTTGCTTCTCCTGTGAAGGAGACAAAGTCCGATGTCCTCGAAGGCTTCGAAGAATTCCTGAATGGAAAGAAAGACGGTGAAGAGAGTGATCCTAACCAAGGAGAATTACCATTCTAACGAGGCGAACAGGGTGTACATGAGCAACAGCCAGTACAAGGACTTCCTTTCCTGCGAGGCTGCGGCCATGGCGAAGATCCGAGGGGAGTTCATCACCCCTCAAAACGACGCCTGCCTGATCGGATCGTATGTGCACGCTTGGCTTGAGGGCGCGATTGACGAGTTCAAGGAGCAGACGCCGGAGCTTTTCAAGAACAACGGCCAGTTATACGCCAAGTATGAAGTAGCTGACCGGATGATTGAGACACTTCGTTCGGACAAGCTCGTTCAGTACATCTTCCAGGGACAGAAGGAAGTCATCATGACCGCTGAAATGTTTGGCGCTCCCTGGAAAGTGCGGTTCGACGTCTATCAACCCGGTAAGAAGATCGTTGACCTCAAGACGGTACAGGACATACGCAAGAAAATCTACACGCCATTATACGGCTATACAAGCTTCGTAGAGGCGTACGAATACATCCGGCAGTTTGCTATCTATCTTGAGGTTGAGCGCCGTGTAACAGGTGCAGAGGCATGGCTAGAGCGGTTCCTTGTGGCAGTCTCCAAGGAAGAGGAGCCAGACAAGGAAATCATCACGATTGATAACGAGCGCCTGCAGATTGAACTTGATCTGGTCGAGAACAACATGCCTCGTATCATCGCGGTTAAATCGGGTTTCGAGCAACCGAAGCGATGCGAAGTCTGCAAGTACTGCCGGCGCACGAAGAAGCTAACCGGCGTCGTACATTTCTCAGAACTGGTTGTATCTTAGCCCCCCAATAAAGGCGCTAATAGCGCATAAGGAGATAGACAGGATATGAGTTACTACGACGGCGACTTTTACTACGAGCCGAGCGAATTCGATAGGCAGGTCGATGAGTTCAAAGCCTCGCTGCTCAAATCGGTCAAAGAGGAATATGTTGCCGAGATGGAACAGCTTCGTGCTGAGAACGCCGATCTCCAAAAGGTTAAACGGGATTGGGAAAGCATCCAAGCGGAATATGCTTCAAGGCATCGTCAGCTTGAGTACGAGAAGTCCCAACTTGAAAGCAAGGTAAGGAGTGCTCGCCTTGTCGACTTGCTGAAAGATCGTGAAGTCACGATGTTTGACGTGACATGGAAATATGAAAAAGGTCCGAAATGCGATAAGTGCAATGAACGCCGGCACATCGAATTCACCAGTCCATCAGGGAAACTTATGAGCGAAGAGTGCGAATGTGCCAAATCGATAAGCGTTTCAATCCCTCGGAAGAATGTGCTTTCTGAGATGAGCAACAGATATGGCGATGTGACGGCTTGGTACAAGCCTTACGAACGTGACGATGGCATGACACTTCACACGAGCAACGTTTTGAAACAAGTGTGCGACGCCACCACGCCATTCGAAAGCATCGAGAAGTACGGGGCGTTTTTCCGAACACTTGAAGATTGCCAAGCATATTGCGACTGGCTGAACGCAAAGGCAGCCGAATCCTGATTTAACCCCCCAACACATCCATAAAGGGAGATAGAGATATGCTCGAAGTTTGTGAGAAGCAATGCGACCAATGCCTATTCAGCAAGAACAAAATCGTTTCCGACTCCCGGCGCAAATCTTTGCTGTCTGAAATCAAGCGAGAGCAGAGCATGTTCGAATGCCACAAAGCGACCATCGCCGGTAAGAACACGTGCTGCAAAGGTTTCTACGATACGATGGGGCATCATTCACAGATGATCAGGATTGCTCAACGGCTAGGCGCGGTCAAGTTCGTGGAGATTCCTACGGCCCCGACACCGCCAAGTCATCCAGCACCTCTTTAAACGCCAATACCTCCACCCTCATCACATCAGCAGGGATATGACGGGCGATCAAAAAGCGCTCAAAGCGTCGGACAAGGTCGCCCGATCCATCATATTGACTGCAAAAGAGATAGGCTAATTCGCTCATATGTATGCACCTCAAATATTCCACGAATGGAGAATGAACATGAAAAACAAATTGACGATGTGGTTCGATTCGAGCAAGGCGCAAGAGGTACAGGATGCCATCAAGAAGGAACTACACCAGCAATACGGACTGACCGAAGCGGACTTCACTGCGACTGATTATGGATACTCGTTCATGTACGACGACGATACGAACGGCGAGATTGAAATCTGTTTCTACAAGGAACTCGGCGCATTTAGAGTCGAGGTAAACGGGACTTGGGCGATTGAGGTCATCACGATATACAACGATATTCTTCCTGATTACAACCAATCCGCCTAACACAGACAGTACAAAGTATAAAGCAAACGCATGTTCGCTGAATAGGGTTTTGCGCGCAGCGCCATCGATTCGACCGCAATACTTAGCGAAGCGGAGGCCGCCCAAGGTCCTCTAACCCATTAGCCCAAGGAGGCATATACGGAAATGGCATTTGATAAATGGAAAGAGTTGCGAGAGTTCGTAGCACATCAGCCGGGAGGCGGCTTGATCTTGCACCGCATGAACGAACTGGATGCCGAGGAAGCCCGTCTGAAGCCTCCAGCACCGACGCTGAAGCCCGGAGATAAGGTGCGGCATAGGAAGAACAAGCACATCGGCACAGGCGTTGTGAAGGAAATTGCGAAGAGTGGCACCCGGGCATATGTAGACTTCGGCGCCGTGAAGGACTGGAACCAAAAGCGTCTTCACTGGTCGCCAACCCCGTCATATTACTTGAACGATCTCCTTGAACTGGTAGAGGAGGCACCCCAATGACGGATACGGTAAACAAGCAGAAGCTGCTGGATGCTATGCACGGAACCTTTATCACGTATATCAGACTCGGCCAACAGGAGCGCGCATTTGAAGTAAAGGAATGGATGGACGCGCTCCGTAAAGGTACGTACGACGGTACTCCATCCACCCCGGTACAGGGATACCGGGAGGCGCTGGAATGGTATGCCGACGAGTCGGTATATAACCAAAACGAGGATGCCTTTAATCCAGAAGTGATATACGACGGTGGAGAACGAGCCCGCCACGCCCTCTCCCAGCCGGACATACAGCCTACAGAGCAGATCGACTATCGCGATCGTTATGAAGAGGCGGTCCAACTGCTCAAGGAAGTATCTGAACTGATCTCCTGGAGAGATAACGGATCGGGGAAGGAAGAGGCTCTCCGCTTGATCTATCAATGGGCGAGCAGGCCTCCTGGCATCAATAGCACAGAGGACGACCAGCCTGGGCCAAGCGAGCGGTTAATTCAAACGATGCGCCAAGCGTTCGATCAAGCGGATCCGCCGCACGCGAACCGTAAGCAGCCAGGCGAATACCGCCAAAAGCAGTGGGAGCGATTTGCATACGGTCGGGATCCGACTCTGCCAGATATGAAGGGCAAGTGGACGGATGAAAAATGTACGCGCTGCGGATCGAAGATTTTCGTCAGCGATCTTGGTCAAAGACGGTGCAAGTGCAGCACAGAGGACGACCAGCCCGGACCAAGTATCAGCACGACCCAATCCAAGGAGGACGAATAATCGTGAAAACAAAAACCTATCAAGTTATCGAGGACGGAAAGCGCGTAGGCAGCATCAAGACGGATGATATCGTTGGCTTCGCCGCCCGCGCTTACAAGGGTTTCAAATACGAGATCAAAGACAACAAACTGATTTTTGCGAGCATGACGCTCGGTGAAGCGATGAAATTCGCCATGGATAAGATGCGCGAACGCGATAAGGCCAGCACAGAGGAGGAAGAGACGGATGCCTAATATCCCATACAAATTCCAGCGCCTCGACGACGCCGAAGTATACGTATCCGACCATGAGATCGTCATAACCGGCATCCCGGACGATGACGACGAGGACCACAACTGCGATCACATGGGCTGCTCGTCCATCAATCACGTACTATGGCGATCTCCGCTAAATAAGCCTATCAGGGTTTGGAGGCAGACTCCAAATGAGCGATAACACCCCTATGACAGCAGAACAGATATTGGCGATGGTGCCCGGCAGAGAGATGGATAAGATGGCGGTGACTGAGGTTCTGGGATGGGAATGGGTAGACGAGAGTGCGAGTTATTCCGAAGGCATTGTGACACTTGAACAATGCTATGCGGTGGATTCGATTGGTGAGCCGCACTTTGAATTTTCTCCATCGACGGACATAGCGGCGGCTTGGGTAATCGTCGAGAAGATGCAGGGAATTCGAGAGTTCAACGGCAAGAAAGTCCGATTGCAAGTCACGGTTTCCGCGATCCGTGGAACTTACACGGCCTTAATCAGCGATTATCTCAACGACAGGGTCATAGCCGAGCAGATGGGATCAACGGCGCCAGAGGCGATTTGCAGAGCCGCACTATTGGCGCGATTGGAGGGGCTCAATCCATGAACAAAACCCCTGATATACAGACGATACGGCAGGCGCTGGCAGACGTAACGAAGATCCGAAGCGTCGACGAATATCGCGACATGCTCCGCTGGGCGGTGGACGAGATCGAGACGCTGAAGGGCTTGCACCAACACACGGGTGATCAGCTAGGCGTAGAAATCAAGACGTCTGCGTATCTGCGTAATGAGTGCCACGCGCTCCTAGCCAAGCTAGACGCCAAGACACAGGAACTCGACCTCATGCGTCAAGTAGCCGATACGAATGCGGACGAAGCGCTCAAGGCCCGCGCCGAACGCGATGCCATTCGAGGGCAGCTAGCCGCCAAGGATACGGAGATAGCCAAGGCAATGTCGTACTACGAAATGGATCGCGACACCATCGATAGGCTCACAGCCCAGATAGCCGAGAGAGACGCCACAATCGCCAAGAATGACGCATTTTTCCGAGAGTGGGCGTCGGGTGAGGACAAGTTCCAACAGTTCGGCGGCTGGGATCGTATTGAACATTTGCAGGAGGATCACAAGGCAATGTGGACGGCCCTGACCGAAATCCTGGGGAATTCCGAAGATGAGGGCGCACGTGACTGTGCGATGGACTGCCTCCAATCCCTAAAGGAGCCAAACCCATGAGCTGTGCATGCGTCTGTCACACGAATCAATGGTGCTTCTACTGCGAAATGTACCTTCCCCTGGAGGAAGAGCGCAACAAGCTCGCAGGAGCCCTCCAGAGGGTCATGAGGACGTGCGAGAAGGCAGAGGCTTATACAACCGCCGCAACGGTTTACCACATAGCGTACAAGGCGCTGAGGAAGGAAGAGATAGATGAGCCCAAATGATATCCAAGTCGGCAAGACGTACCATAACGGCAAGACGGGGAAATCGCGTTCTGTACGGCAAGTAACGGAACAAAATGTGAGCGTCTGGTGGGACCCACGTCCGATGCTTCGTTATGAGCAGCTTGCCGGACCCTACAAGGGCAGACCGGGCTTCTTATGCCGCGAAAGCTCCGCCAAGTGGGCTAAAGGAGAAGTATCTCCCCATCTACTACAGGAACAGGGGGAGAAGGAACTATGACCAGTACCGAGCCTATGACCTATAAGCCGGGGCCGGAGTTGGATGCGCAGCTTTGTCGATTGTTTGGATGGCCGTACTACATTTCCGCAATCGGTAAGGAGTGCGTATACGAAAGCCCCGGTGAAGAAGAGTGCAGTGAGTGCGACCAATCGTTATCTCAGTCGTGGCGCGGAATGCGCTTAGTCATAGAGGAGATGCAGCGCCGCGATTGGTGGATGATGATCGATCAGACTGGGGCATCTTGGTACGCTGCGAACTTCTGGAACTGGAAGACAGCGGAGAATTCTAGGCGCGTACACGCTGAATCCGCACCCCACGCCGTATGTCTCGCCGCTCTCTCTGCTCTACAACATGTAAGTCATACTGATGGGTTGGGTGATAGGGATGATTAAAGCGATTAAACGTAGGTATCACAGCTATAAGGCGTCTAGATTCGTTGCTAAAGCTGGTCCAGTTGCTTATACACGATACCTTTACCATCTTTCAAAAGCTGAAAAGCTCTGATCCGGCCGCCGCTGCGCTAAGCATATTCGGTCGCTACGATGGCAGCTACGCTGCGAAGGAAGAGAGAGGGAGTTACTTTCCCTCTTTCTCCTTCATCAGTTGGAAGAAATACCGGTTGATTACCAAGCTCAGGTTCAACCGTTCTTCCTCCGCGAGTTTCTGAATGAACTCATAAACGTCTTTGTCCAAACTTACCGACGTTTTCACTTTTTCCATGATACTCACCCGAACACAGTATAGCACGCAGGTAGTATTTAGATACTAACAGGTTACAAAGTATTCCAAGGTATTACGAAGTATGATATACTTGTTATATGAACTACACGAACAGGAGGGACAAGGCATGGTAAAGATCGTTCCTTTTCAGGTCCGCTTGCTGGAGGAAGTAAATCGGGAAATCAAGTCCGATGCAGCGCAAAAGGGACTGACGAAGCATGAATGGATCGAACGGGCAATTGCTGAGAAGTTGGAACGGGATCGGGCGGTGTAGAAATGGCCTGGATTGAAAGCCACGACACACTCCCTTCGCACCCAAAGACCAAACGCATATGTAGAACATTGAAAATTCGACCGGTTCTAGCTGTCGGTCATCTACAGTTCTTCTGGTGGTGGGCGATGCAACACGCACAAGACGGCTTGCTAAACAGGTATTCACCCGAAGACATTGCTGATGCTGCCGATTGGGACGGCGATGCTGATGCATTCTTTAATGCTCTAGTAGATTCGGGATTCATAGATAAGACGGATGACGGATACAAGATTCACGACTGGTGGGATTACGCCGGAAAACTGATTGCACTGAGGCAAAAGGATGCGGAAAGGAAACGGAACTCCAGAGGAAAAAAGCCTGAATCCGAAGGAAATCCAACGGACGTCCATGGGACATCCAGTGGAAGTCTGACGGAGTCCATACGTGACCTTAACCCTAACCCTGACCTTAACCCTAAAAAAAGATCTAAAAAAACATATGTCGCCGAATTCAATGAATTCTGGTCCTTCTACCCTTCGGGAAAAGGAAAAGCGGCAGCTCAGAAAGCTTTCGATAAAGCGGCCAACTCCGGTGATGAACCAGAACTCATGATTGCTGGAGCGAAGAAGTACGCACTTGAATGCCAGAAGAAGGGGACTCCAGAAGATTACATCGCCCATGCGTCCACCTTCATCAACCAGAAACGGTACAAGGACGAGGAAAAAAAGATACTCCCGTTCCAGCAACAGGACAAGCTAGTAGAAAAGGAGGTTGAACCGTATTTTAGACCAAGTGGCTGAAATGACAATCATCAAAGCGATGATGACCGGGATGATGGAGGAAGTGACGGACGAGGTTCCTTTCTTCCTCTTCCAGTCCCAGGACGCAATTGACACGGTGAAAACGATGTACAGCATGGAAGGCAAAGTCACCTTTAACACCATGCTCCAGGCTAGGCGGTTCAACAGCGACTATATCTATGAGTGCTACAGCATGCCATTTGAGCCGGATGACCTCGCTTATTACGTCGATCGGATTAAGGTGGCCCACGCCAAAAAACTGGCGAACCAGTACATCCGGGAGATAAACAAGATGATGTCTGGACCGGTTGAGCTACAGGATATCGTAAAGAAATTGCGCAACGGCGTAGACGTCGATTTTCTCGAGAAGGAATCGAAGCTCATTATCATGCCCGAGGAATACGCGGTAGAGCATTTCAACGGGATTATGGAACGCGCTAATAACCCGGAGATCCGCAAGGGAATCCACTTTAAGAACTTCCCGGAATTGAACAGCACATTCTTCGGACTCCAGGGCGGCGACTTCCTGCTAATGTGCGCTCAGTCTGGTCACGGCAAGACGGCGCTGGCGCTGAATATCTCGGATGACTTTTCCATCGATCAGGATTATGTCGGCTATTACGCAAATGCAGAAATGCGCGACGAAGAACTCAGCATGCGGATCGCATCCAAACGGGCGATTATTCCAACAAAGGAAGTCATGTCCTCGGTTTTCGTTGAGACGAACAAAGCGGAATCACTGGCGAAACTGTCCGAGCAATACGACCTGATCGCCAAGAAGAACCTTATCCTTTCTCGCATCCCGGTCATGTCCATCAGCAGCATCAGACGCGGATACAAAAAGCTGATGAACGCCGGAAAGAAGCCTGACTATATCCTGATCGACTACATCGGGCGCATGGAACTGGAACGCCGGGAGTCGGGTCTGTCAGAGTGGCAGAAGCTATACCTGATGTCGGAGGACATCAAGACGCTGGCTGTTGAACTTGACGTACCAATCATTGCACTCGCACAGCTCAACGAAGACGGGCAAATCGAGGGCGCGAAGAAGATGAAAAACGCATGCGACGGCGTTTTATTCTTCGAACCAGTCACCGAAGAGGACCAGAAATTCATGAATCAGACGCAAAAGAATTACGCGAACTACAAGATCGTGAAGTATAAAGTCCGCCGCAACGACAACAGCAAGCCGATCTATATCAACTTCACGAAAAAATACCAACGGATAGCAGAGGTGTTCTAGGAGGTGCAGCGTGATACATGCGATTAAAGCATACCGGTCCATCGTTGAGAAAGCGCACAAGGCGAAGGCTATCAGCGAAACGTGCTACGAGAGTCTGAAGGGCAGAGAGTTCATGGATTGGGACGAGCTGGAGCAGAGCGCCCACGAACTCGTTCACTCGATTCAGAACTGCGAATACTACATCACCTTGGAACGGATCGCGAAGGGCGAGGCGCTGCTCGAGAAGGAAACGGACGAAGCAAAGAAAACAAATTACCGCAAGTTGCTAAACGATCTGCTTCTGAAACTCGAGAGGCTGACGCCTAAGAGGATCGGGGCATAACCAAAGGAGCGATAACACATTAGCCAGCCACTATGGACAGTCGCAATAGGCAATTACGTCTACAAAGAAAAATTGATGATGAACGAAGCCTCAAAGATCGCAGATAAATTAGCCGGAGAGGTAAGAGGCATATCTGTCGAGTATGACTCCACCAAAACAAAGCGAAGGGGTAAACGCCATGCGGAGTACCTTGAGAGCGCAAATTGAGATTGACGGAAAACGGTACGGGCACGTGAAGCGCTATTCGAACCGGGTCATGGTGGCAATGAGCCTGCGGCGTGAGGGATTCGATGCGAAGGCGGTGGTGCTGTGAGCAAATACAAATCGCGCAAAACGGTGATCGACGGCTATACGTTCGATTCTGCGGCAGAAGGTCGTTACTACTTCCAGTTAAAGCTATTAAAAAAGGCTGGAAAGATTCGAGACTTCATCCTCCATCCGCGATACCAATTGCTAGACGGCTATAAACACCCGTTGACGGGCAAGAGTGTCCAAGGGGTGACTTATATCGCCGACTTTCTTGTAACCCTTCCAGACGGCTCACAGGAGGTCATAGACGTCAAAGGCGTACGCACAGAGGCGTTCAAGATAAAGAAAAAGATGTTCGAGAGCAGATACGGAATCGAACTGAAGGAAATCGACTCGAAGACGGTTTAAACCAAGGAGGGTTCCCCATGACAGACGCAGAGAGAATCGCACATTACGAGGAACAGCTCAGAGAGGTAGACAAGAAGATAAATTTCATCAATGTCCGGTGTCCTGCGCTAGACCGCCTAGAAGGGGTCAAGGAAGCGTTAAAGATGGAGTTAGCCGGATTATATCAAAAGGTATCTTAGAGCGCGCATACGAGGCGTATAGGAGGCGATAGAGTGAATAGAGGAGCAATTCTTGATATGCAGCCCGGCAGAGAGTTGGATGCGCTCGTATCTAAGACGGTGTTCGGCATGGAAAATGTCGGATTCATTCCGTACTCAACAACGATTGCCGCAGCATGGTCAGTCCTTGAAAAGATGGAGCAAGAGACGAAAGTGTCGGTATGGTCTGATAACAACCGTAAATGGGCCTGCGAGATCGAGTACATGATCCACGATGATTGCGATACGGCGGCGGAAGCGATCTGCAAGGCTGCACTTCTGTACAAGCACAACGTATGGGGCCGGGGAACAACAGACGCGCTGATCCCCATTCAGTCCAATGCCTAAATTCCACTTCACCATGAAAGACGGATCATACCGCCGCGAAGCAGACTATGAGATACCTGAAAGTAAGCTTGTACCACCGCACTATATGATCTTAGAGAAGCGCTTTGAAGATCCAAGAGAGCTGCTGAAGTACCGGCATAGTGTTATCAATCAGCACCTACAAAAATGGGCTTTACGCTACACCAATCCTACTTGGAGGGAGAAACCCGATGAGAGTCAACAAGGTAACGCCAATCGTATCGATCAACCGCCTCCGAAATGAGAAGCAGAAGCGTGAGCAGGAAGCGAAGAAGCGCAAAGGCAAGCGTACGCCATTCGATCCGGGTCCGGGAGGGATAGCGTGATTATCACCTACGACGAGCAACACGCTGCAGCTTATAGCGGCATGGGGATATTGCCGACGCGAGATGAATTAAGGCAGATACTCACAGAGTCCGGATTCAAACGCATGTGGAATGATCCGTTCAGCGGAAAGCAGTACTACGAGGTCGAGCGTATGCCTGAGCACAAGCATTTCACCGGCGTCCGATGGATTGAGGTAAAGCCATGAACTGCCCCGTCACCACCACCAAAATGACACCCGAAGACGCCGCCAAATGCGTTAAAAGAATGTACCGAGATGCAGATGGGATAGAGGTAAAAAAGCCTGTAATACCGGGCGTAAGAAGGCGTAATGGTATGGCGAAAAGTGGTCAAATGTGGTAGAATGAGAGAGAATGTTGAAGGAATTGTGGTGCTGAATTAATTATTTGGAGTTATTCGATCACATATCAGTCGAAAAGGAGAATTTCGATGAAAAGTATTGATGAATTGAAAGCGAAATTGAACGATCTTAGCCTTCAGATTCAAGCAGGACTCCAGGCAAACGATATTGCCACGGTCGCACGTCTGCAACAGGAGTATGGAGACGTACAGGCGGAGATCAATCAGCTTGAGGTCGAGGGCATTACGCAGACCGTCGCGGCCAGTATCGAGACGTTTACGGTCGGGGACACCTCTTTCACGCTGGAAGAGCTTGCGATAGACGAAGACGCGGCGAAGATCATTCGTAATGGGCTGCAGAAGCTTGAATTGAGACTTGCAGAGAAAGCCAGCGCATGGGTGAACGACCTGCAAGCTCAAAAGGTAGAGTACGAACAAAAGATTGCCGAAAGAGACGCTCAACTGCAATCGAAGGACTCGCAGATCGATCAACTTCAAACGGACAATGGCCGGCTTACTCTGGAGCGCGACGACGCACTCGAAAAGCGCGATGCTGCAGTAAGGCAGGCAGAAGAGCTGAAGTCCGAAGTATCGCAGCTTAAGAGCTGGAATGATGACCTTCAAAAACAGATCGCAGTCGGCGCACAAAATGCAATGAACGTCATTGAACTCAATTCCGAAGAGGAACTGAGAGCCGCAACAGAGCGCTTGAAGGCGCGGAAAGCCGCAGCAGAACAAGCCGCTAAGGAAGCAGCAGAGGCCGCGAAGATCCGCATTTACGACGTTCAATCGGGCGACAACGGCACGACGTACTACAAGGCCAAACGTGCCGACAATGACGAACCAATCGAGATCCGTCCATACTTCGCCATTAACCAATACGTCGTAATCACCGATCCAGAGGAGCTTGCGCGATTTCGGGCGCAGCATAACGCCCAAGCAACCGACGCCGTGGTACAACCCACTGATGAGGCCGATCCGGTTTCTGAGACACCTAGCGAGCCTGTAGTGCCGGAGGTCCCTTTTCGCAATGACGAGACAACGAATGCACAGTCTTCCGACGGACTGGCTACGGGGAACGTGGGAGAGCAGACGCAAGGAGCAAGCGATTCGCCAGTTACGCGAGAAGAGTTCGAAGCTCTGAAGGCCGAGGTATACGAGATCAAGGCCAAGGTCGCGAATCCGCAACCGGCAGTATGGGCGTCTTGATGAAGGTGGTAGGCGGAAAACTCCCGCGCTGGACAGCGGACGAGGATCAGGCGCTAGTCGAAATTGTGGACGATTGCGTAATGAATCAAGATATGACATTGCTTGAAGCATTCGAGGTCGCCGGTGAATTGCTAAACCGACCAAAGTTGGGAATTCAATTTAGGTGGCAGACTAAGATCAGGCAACATTTGCCCGACGATTTAGAACTGGTCCAGAAAATCCGTATGCGTGACCCATCAAATCCCGAATTTGCTCATATGCGAAAAGAAATGAACCAACATCCGTATCATTAATCCATCACCAGTAAGGCGGCTCTAACACAGCCGCTTTTACTGTCACCAGGGAGGAGGAACAATATGAACCGTGAAGAGGTATCAGAAGCCCTCAGAGGCTATCTAAGCTATAAGTACGCGGTATCGGCATATGAGAGGCATAACCCGTACCCAAGCGCAGGGATCGCCAATTACAGCGCCATGCCGAGCGGATCGGGAGCGCCGGAACGATTCTTCGCCATCGTAGGCAAGCCGGCTGACATGGGGATGACCTCTCATGATGACTGGATGGACTACCAAGCGTACAAGAGCATCGTAACGGAGCTCGAGGGAGCGTTCGGCGTACTGACTGACGAGGAAATGTCCATCATCAAGCTCAAGTGGATGCAGGACGTGAGCCTCAAGCAGATCGCGGACCGAAAGTCGTGCAGCGAGATAACGATCAAGCGGAATCACAAGAGAGCGATCGGCAAGCTATACAATGCGCTGAGATTTGCTCAGATGCCGCAGATTGAGGTACATGTCCTGGACAAAGCAAGTTCGTATTGATACTTTTTAGATACTTTTTTGCTACCTAACCCGTGCTATTATATTTTCATGGAGGATCGACGCTGAGCCGTTTAGCTGTGTGAGGACCACACTAGCGGCTCACTCGGTTTTCCGATAACGGAGGTAAACAATGATCGAGTGGAAACGAGTGGATAAGGACAGCCCGCCAGAAGGGAAATACTTGTTCATTTTCGACGGAATGGTATTCGAAGGGTGGACGTTTGAAAGAACGGACGAAGACGGATATCCCATGTGGCAGGCCAACGAAGGCCGAGAGTGCTACGAAGTACGTTGGTATGCTGAGGTCAATCTGCCGGAACCGTTAGAACCATAACATCGGTGACAAGCGCTGCAATAGGGTTCGGGGATATCCCGGACGCTGGCGCATCAAATATTACGTTGGGTGGCGGAAGATAGACGCTAGGGACAGCCGCTGAAAGTTCGCTGAACCATCGTAGACCAGATCATTAAGGCGGTATCTAGGGTGGAGTGCTCAAAAGGCACCGTTCGAAATCCATGGGTGAAAGTCCCATGGCCCACGTAACTTAATTAACAAATCCATATCCAATACAGGAATCGGGTGATCGTACCCGGTTCTTTTTTATCCGCTCAAAACAAGACATACATTGGCTACAAATGGAACATAATGTATGATTGTCCTTGGGAGGGATTAATCAATGGAAAACTGGAAAGAAGAACTTGTAAGCTTTTTCAACGGCCAGGATAACAGAAGAGTTGAAGTGCATACGGCTCTAAACCGGATGTTGCAAGAATTAAAGAATGAAAATGGGATTAGGTCAGCTACGATGGATATTGCTAGCGAAGATCCACTTGCGTGGAAAATCGAGATCAATAGGGTTTTTAGAACAATCACGGAGAAAGAAATTTCCGAAGCTCAAGCCATAAGAGCTCAAAATGATTACGGCGCTTTCGAAGATACAGGAGAAACAAGAAGCGTAGAAGAAGCGCTGCAGACTCTTTTAAAAAATAAATTTAGCAAATAGCACCTTCGGGTGCTTTTTTCTTTACACCGAAACGACCGAAATAGCTTAGTCCCAAAGGGACGGAGGCCGAATCATGAAATGGTACGAAGCATACTACCTAGCCTTATCTGCTGTCTTATCAGGAACAGGAGTAACCATGGCGATATGTTGGCACAAGACATACCCACTCAGCGCATGGATCGGTGGAGGCATGAGCATAGCGTTATCCATTTGCACGCTGCTTGACTTGAGAGCATTCAAACGGCGTTACAACTTGCCATGAGGACATGCCTCAGATGCGGAGTGCCTATCAAGCGTAGCCGCAAACGCTGCGATAAATGCCGCAGGCCCATAACCAGACGGGATATTGTCGAGCAGATCAGGACAGAGGGATTGCGATAGGAGGCATACGACCATGAGGAAAGCGAAGGTGCAGCTAACACAGGATAACATGACAACCTTCTTCGCCAAGGTCACGTGTTGCAATACGCCTCAATACCTGTTGAAGCATCAGCTTATGGAATATGACGAGTATGCCTGTATCGAATGCAATAAGCCGTTAGCCTACAAGTCAGAGCATGACGGGCTATGGTATATGGTCGGGAATCGTATATTTGGATAGGCTGACTAAACTTTTGCTGATCTACCTAGCAATACTATCTGTAATCATCATCTATTTTGCAGCAAGGACGATATCCGGGAGGTGAGAGTATGGCATTGACGGCCAAAATGATCAGATTTGCGGAAGAATACATCGTTGACCTCAATGCCGGAGCAGCTGCAATTCGGGCAGGATACAGCGAAAACACGGCATATTCAATCGGTCATGAAAACCTTAGAAAACCTGAAATAGCGGAATACATCCAAAAACTGATGGAAGAACGGTCAAAACGAACGGAAATTACCGCCGACATGGTGTTAAGGGAATACGCCAAGCTCGGATTCAGCAACATCTCCGACTACCTCAAAGTTGAGGAGAGAGAAGGGACGAACGATTTAGGCGCTACGGTAAAGTACAAAGCCGTCGATATCTTTGAGACTGACAAGATTGAGCGCAGCAAATTGGATGCGGTCGCGGAGATCAAGCAGACCAAAGACGGAATAGCCTTGAAACTTCATGACAAGAAGGGCGCGCTTGATTCCATTGCGCGTCATTTAGGCATGTTCCAAGACAAAGTAGAACACACCGGGGAACTTAGTTTCGTAATCAATCGCAAGAAGGTGATGGGTAATGCCGACAGCGACGATTGACATCGATATCGACGACATCATGAATCCCTGGGCGCATCACATTATCGACGATCAGAAGCGTTATCTTGTGCTGTATGGCGGCGCTGGATCGGGTAAGAGCGTGGCCGCAGCTCAGAAGATGATCATTCGGATTCTTGAAGAGAAAGGACACAAGTTCCTAGTTGTACGGAAGGTAGCGAATACGCTCCGCAATTCGGTATTTTCCCTACTCCGGGGAACGATAGCAGACTGGGGCTTATCGCAACTCTTCAAGATTAACAAGTCGGACATGGACATTACCTGCATGAACGGCAATCAGATCATATTCGCCGGTCTTGATGACGTTGAAAAGCTGAAGTCGATTCACGGCATTACAGGGATGTGGCTTGAAGAAGCCTCCGAGATCCTGCAAGAGGACTTCCAGCAGCTCGACTTGCGTCTACGGGGGCAGACGAAGAACTATAAGCAGATCATGATTAGCTTCAACCCGATCAGCATCACCCATTGGCTTAAAGCGGTGTTCTTCGACAACAAGAAGGCTAATAGCACCGTTGTTCATACGACATACCGGAACAACAAATTCATAGACGACGAGTACAAAGCAACGCTCGAGGCGCTGAGAGAACAAGACCCGTATTATTACACGGTCTACGCGCTCGGAGAATGGGGTGTACTCGGTCAGACGGTGTTCAACGCCCAAATAGTCACGGAGCGCCTTGTGTGGCTTAAACAGGCCAAGAGAGAGCTTAAACGCGGTTGTTTCGTTTACGACTATGTGAATGAGCAGATCATTGTCGACAGCATCAAGTTTATGCCGGACGACAATGGCCCGCTGACGATTTACGAGGAGCCAAAGGAAGGCTATCCGTACGTGATCGGTGGCGATATTGCAGAAGGCGGTCACGACTACAGTATCGGGCAGGTCAGGAACAACATCACCTGGAACCAAGCGGCGGTGTGGCGTGATCGGGTAGATACAGACCTGTATGCGAAGCAGATGTTCTGCCTAGGGCACTACTACAACAAGGCATTAATCGGGATCGAGACCAATTTTGATACGCACCCGCATAAAGAGTTGGAGCGTCTGCATTATCCGAAGCAGTACATGCGCGAGACGATCGACAAGTTCACGTTCAGCACTCAGCAGAAATTCGGATTCGTGACGACGAAGATCACGAGGCCGATTATCATCGCATCGTACGTCCAGCTTGTGAGAGAGCATATCGAGACATTCAACGACATCCCCACCCAGAGGAGATGGTTGGTATTTGTGCGTGACGAGAAGGGAAAGCCACAAGCACAGGATGGACAGCACGATGACTTGATCATGGCAGACGCGATCTGTCAGGAGATCAGAGGACAGCAGACGACGCTTATACCGAAGTCGCAGCCAAGCATTAAGGACTTGCCTCCAGACCTTCAGCAGGACTACTGGAAGGCGACGCCTGACATGCGGAAGTATTTAGAACAAAAGTGGGGCTTAAAGGCGGGGTGACAAATGGGCCTAATCAAGGATGTGATCGGGAAGATGAAGAAAACCGTTCAACAGGCCCAGCGGCCAAGAGAGTTGATCAAATGGCAGGAGCGCTTAGAGGCAGCTAAGAGCGGTCAGAACCTCGGCTTAATGGATCAGCGCGAATATATGTACCTCGGGGATCGGCGAGTCGAGAGGAACGTCAACGCGACAACGAACCCGAGCAAGAAGTCCAACAACATATGGAACATCATATTCGAGTTCACAGAGTCGCAGGTCAACAAGCAGATCCCGATGCCTACCGTGAAGAGTAAGCGCGAAGGGTTTGAAAAACAGGCGCAAATGATCGCTGATAGCATCGCTAACGACCTAAAGGAATCAGAGATAGAGAAGATCGACGACAAGAACGAACGTATAACGCCGATACAAGGCTTCTCGCTGGTCGAAGTGGCTTGGAACCCTAACTATAAGCATCACCTCTACAGGGGCGAGATCAAGCTTATAGGGCGTCATCCGAAGCAACTGGTCACGCAGCCTAAGGTGTACAACCTGCAGGATATGGATTACTTCTTCATCCTCTCGGACGTCACGCCTGATTACGTGCGTAGGCGATACAAGAAGGACCTTTCAGGAGAGGAGGAGCAGTACCCGGAGAACACTCGCTTGTTCGCGGAATCAGACAACTCGGTAGGCACGGTACAGAGCGGTAAAGGTGCGGAGGATAACGAGCCACTAACCGAAATCGTCGTTTGGTACAAGGACGATGACGGCGACATCTGCAAGTACGTGTTTATCAACGATACCGTGCTCGAGGAACTGCCGAAGTTCTTTTACCGCAGGTTGAGGGGGCAGATACTGAAGACCGAAACGCTTGATCGAGATATCGTGAACGAAAAAGGGGAACTGATCGCCAGCGCTGGCGAAGAGGTTCCTTATTTTGTGCCTACTCGCTACCCTGTGTCGGTGCGAATCAATGTCCCTCGCAACTTCGCATTCGGCGGACAGAGCGATTTGGACGTCATTCGGGACCAACAGGACAGCATTAAGCGCGTCGTTCACAAGATGGAGGAAAAGTTGGTTAAGGGCGGCACGATCATCAAGGCCCAAGATGACCACCAGACCTTCAACATCACGGATGAGATATACCAGATCGTGCGAGGCACGCCGCAGCAGCTCGCAGCAATCGGAACTATGGACCTGACGGCAGACATCAGCCGGGACATTCAATTCGTTCAGGAGCAGTATAGAGTCGCTCAGAGCATGTTGGGCATCACCAACAGCTTTCAAGGCAAGGAAGACCCTACAGCGCAGTCAGGACGGGCCAAGCAGATCCAAGTACAGCAGGCGAGCGGACGTCTTCAGTCCAAGCAATTTAACAAGGCTGTTCACTACAAGGAAATCTTCGAGATCATGTTCGAATACAAGCTTGCGTTCTACGACGAAATCCGGCCATATCTGGCGCAGGATGACGCAGGCGGCGACCTGTTCGGGGAGTTCGATAAGTACAAGCTGCTGATGAGGGACAAGAAGGGCAACCTGTACTGGAATACGGACTTCCTATTTGGCACGGACGGCGCGTTTGGTCTTCCGAAAGATCCGATGTTCATGTACGAGCAGACTTTGGCGCTTTTCCAAGCACAAGCGATCGATGTTCAGCAGCTCTGGACGATCCTCGAGAGCCTTCAATTCCCGAAGGCGTCGCAGATCAAGAAGCAGTGGCAAGAGCGGCAAGCTGAGCAAATGAAACAACAAGACCTGAAGGGCCAAGTCGAGCAGATGGGGCAAGCCATTCAGCAATCACAGCAGGAGAAAGAAGCACTCACGCAGCAACTGCAAGATGCCATGAACGCGTTACAGGCTGAGAAGGACAATAACGCCAAGGATCAGGCCGAGGTCATCCGTCAGCGAAATGAGGCGGACAAGCAGGAGTTCGAGCGACAGAAAGCGGTAGCTGAGTTCCATGACAAAGCTGAGCATAATGCCGCTAAATTGGCGTTAGAACAGCAGAAGATCGAGGCGGCAAGGGAAAAGGCAGCAATCAAATAAAACGCAGGGCGTACGCAGAGCAGCGGCGCCCTTTTTCTATGCCATTCGGGCAGATTCCAACGTGAAAGGTGGTGAGCACCATGGCAAAAGACGGATACAAGATTCCGAATTCGTCGAGCGGCGTAGTTAAGGCCCCGAATCAAATCATCAAGAACCAATCGACGCCTAAGAAAACCACCGGCGGTGATCTTCGCGCCAAATAATCGCGGTGTGGACCGTAGCAACAACCACAAAAGGAGCATGATTATGAACGAAATAAGCAGCAAAATGACGGAAGTCGCTGAACCGTCGAGATTGAAAATGAATCTGCAGATCTTTGCAGAAGAGGCGTATCCCGAGCTAGAAGATTCTAGTGATTTCGAGGCGGACGCCAGAGAATTCAATTCGAAAATGGAAAAGTACGTCGAGGAACGCACTCCTAAACAGGAAGCGCCTGAATCGGCTGAGGTAGAGGCAGTAAAACCGGAGGTCGCCGACCCGGAACCAACAAAGCCGAAACAAGACCCCGAGACGAATAAAGCCTTCCAGGAGATGCGCAAGCAATTGGAGGCTGAAAAAGCCCGTGCCGCCGAGATCGAAGCGAAGGCAAAGAAAGCTGACGAGCTGATTGCCCAGCAATACGGCGAGAGTCACGGGATTTACACGGTCGAACAGTACGAACAGCGCCTTGCGGCTGAGAGATTGAGAGAAGAAAACGAACGATACGAACAAGCCGGCCTGACTCCAGAAGAGATCCAGAAGCTTCGGGAGTATGACCAACTCAAGAACGAAACCGTTCAGCAACGGGAAGAGCGTCAGGCTCAAGAGAATCAAGCGCGTTGGAGTGCGCTCTATTCGACCTATCCCGATCTTGCGGATTCTTCGAAGTTGTTCGCCGAAGGCAAGGAACCTGAGTGGTTCAACGATGAGATGAAGGCAGAACTGGCGCGTGGTGCATCGCCAATCGCGGCATACCGTCATGCTCACTTCGACACCATCCTTGCTCAGCGTCTACAAGGGGCACAGGAGGCTGCGAAGCAAGACGCCTTAGACAAGATCAACAGCAAGGCGCATCTCGCTCCAAACGCCGTCACAGGCGGCGAGGTAGATCACGTCGAGATCGACGAAGACACGATGCGCATGTATCGCTCCCTGAACAAAGGAAAGACGGATGCACAAATCCGAGCTTGGCACAAAAAAAATGCAATGTAGGAGGATTAATCAATGCCATTTATTCCGATTCGTCGCCCCGGTATGGGCGAACCGCCGTTTGAGTACTACCAAATGACCGATGCTGAATCCGCTGTACTGGGCGAAGTTCTCGTCCAAACATCCGGCAAGCTTACGAAATCCGGTGCAACGACGAAACCTCAGTTCGTGGCGATGGCTAACGCTATTGCAGCGACTCCTGGCGCACGTATTCCAGTCGTCCGCGTCGGTGCTGTAGAAGAGTGGGAAACCACATCGATTGCGACGGTAGCATCTACGCTCGTCGGCAGCAAGGTCACCGTACATACGGATGGCCTGCAGGTAACTGCAACGACGACAAGCGGTGTGTTCGAAATTTCCAATACTGACGGCGCTACGACGACTTCTCGCGTACGTGGCCGCTTTAACTAAGGGGTGACGTAGATGATTTTCAGCAAAGCTTCCGGCCTTAACGATTCCGTCTTCGGCAAGTCGCAAGAGCCAATTAAGATGATGCTCACGGATCAGAAAGAGGCTTTTGAAGCCGAATCCGTCATCGACAAGATCTTCAACATGGACGAGACGTCCAATTTCGCTGAGAAGTACACCTATGAGACCTCTCTTGGTGACTTCGAGGCCGTAGGAGAGCAAGGCGCATACCCGGAATCGTCCTTCCAAGAAGGATACTCGGCGGTCGTCGAGCCTGATGAGTGGAAGCTCCAGTTCTCCGTCACACAAACGATGATCGAGGACGCCAAGATGGGCAAGGTCAAGCAAAAGGCCTTCGGCTTCATGAAGTCGTATCATCGCGGTCGTGAGAAGTTCGGTCTTGGCATCCTGAACAACGGTACGAGCACAACGATGACGTTCGGCCCGAACAGCAAGGTGTTCGACATCAAGGCGGCTGACGGTAAGGCGCTGTTCGCTACGGACCATCCGTCCAAGACGGGCAAGACCAGCACGCAATCAAACTACATCTCCAACCCGTTCAGCTATGATGCCCTGTGCCTCGCTGAAGAGGCGATGCAGTACTTCAGAGACGACGACGGCAACATCCTGGACATCAGCCCGGATACTATCATCATTCCGTCTAAGGCACGTATCAAGAAGCTCGTATTCGATGCGATCGGAGCAGACGAAGGGATGCCGAACACGGCGAACAACTCGTTCAACTTCCAATACGGTCGTTGGAACGTCATCATGTCGCCTTATCTCAACAACACGCCGGGCATCACGGCCGGAACGGATACGTGGTATCTTGCGGATTCTCGTTGGAACGACATGTACGAAGGACTTGTGTTCCTGGATCGCCTGCCGCTCTCCGTACGGTCGTACATCGACGAGAAGACGGATGCGAACATCTGGAAGGGCCGCGCTCGCTGGATCGCGAAGCCGAACCGCTGGAACGGTATCCTGAAGGCTGACCCTGGACTTGGCGGCACGCTGCTGAGCTAAGAGAGGAGGCACGACATGCCAGTTCAACCCTTGCCGGGTTTTTCCGTACCCGGTTACACGAATATGAATGTCATCGGATCGCAAAGCTTGATGGCGGAGATCCTGCCGGTCACGCTCGCTTCCGGTGACGTTACACTGACGAAGGAGCAGGCAGCTTCGATCGGCATCATTGAGGTGTCCGTGGGACATGCAACTAATGCGATTGTGGTGGCTGTAGCCAATGCGGTACCGGGATCGATGTTCATTGTATCCAATGCCGATGCTTCGCTTGCGGCTAACATCAAGGTCGCAGGCGGAACGGCGGTCACGGTGGCAGCTACAAAGTCGGCTCTTGTGTATGTTACAAGCGCCGGACAGTTCAAACGATTGACGGCAGACGCCTAATTATAGGGGGCTTCGGCCCCCTTTCTTTTGGAGGTGTACAATGATTTATCCATTGGATCAAATAACCCCACAAATAAACAAGACGGATCAGCAATTGATCTATCATCTGATTCTCGAGCAGCAAGAGACGAACAGACTTTTGCGTAAGCTGGTCGAAGGCCAGAGCGAGGAAGGCGATAGCGAAGATTCACTTAAGCGGCCCGAACTAATGAAGCGAATGGCGAAGCTACCCAACAAGCCGCAGGGATGGAATAAGTGGAGCAATGAGGAAATCATGCAGTATCTAAAGGAGGCAGGATGATGAGCGGACGGTCAGTAATTGAGGCTTATCGTGGCGGAGTAGCCGTCACACCGAGTGATAGTGTTCTTATTGCCCCGACTAGAGGGCTGTTCATCGGTGGAGCTGGCAACGTAACCGTAGATTTTGTGGACGGCACGAGCAATGTTTTGCTTACCGGCCCAGAAGTGGGAACGGTTCTTCCGCTTTCGGTAGTTAGGGTAAGAGCAACAGGTACAACGGCGACTGCAATTGTCGCTCTTTACTAGGTGATATTATGGCGACTACCTTGTCAGATATCCGATATAGCGCCGAGACAGATATCGATGATAACCTGTCCGATGCTAATGTGATTAACTGGTGCAACCAAGCACAGATGGAATTCATGCTGCGGGTATTTGTACCGGCGAATACGACCATTGCAATTAACACAACAGACGTTAAGTACGCATTACCTGTAAATTTAAAAAGCATTCGCCAACTCAGACTGCAAAGCGTTCTGGACCGAGGCTTCAATATCCCGTACAACCCGGTTTACACGATTTACGACGGATACCTGCAAGTCCCATACCCGTTTGACAATGATGACACCTTACTGATTGACTATTACGCCAATCTGAAGGTGTTTTCTTCGGTTTCAGACGAGATTGACCTCGAAGATAGGTTCCAGAACCTTTATATATCGTACTGCAAAGCCATGTATTATCTGCTTCCGGCCACAAGACAACGTATGGGCGATCAACTGGCGATGAATTTTTACACCTTGCAGTTCAACGACTACCAGATGATGAAAAAGCAGGTCACAGACGCTTATATAAACTCGATTGGCATCCAAAAGCCCGGCGAAAGTGGGTGGTGACGTGCTTTACACCCTTACTTTCACGAAGCGCGTAGACGGACGCCGTGAGCTGTTGATGGACGAGACTCTAGGCATCGCCAAAACTATCCAGGTAGAGGCCGAGAGCCGGTCAGGGGCCATATACCATGCGGACACAGCTCAATTTTGTACGGACAATGATTGCAGCGTAAGGAGGGTAGCACCTTGATTCTCACAGCCGATCAGCTTGGCACGACCATTAAGACGCTCTGTAAGCGTGATATGGAGGACATAGGCGAAGACGACGTCCAGAACTCTACGATATACGACTTGATGAACCTTTTTCTGCATCAGAAGGCGAGAACAGCGTTTATCGATGCTTGGAGCGATGAACTTACAGTATCCGGCAATGGCTTCGTATCCTTCAAGCGTTCCGGTCAGGACATTGACGACTTGTATGAGCCGCAAATGGTCTATAAATACACTGCTGCATCCGATCGATACGATCAGGTTCGTATGCTTAAGTCATTTGACGGGGGCGACGGGTGGTTTCGTGGGGGGCCAACGACTCAAATTTACCTGAGAGGGCAAACAGGGACGTTCAAGCTCTACTATCTGCGATATCCGGCCAAGATCACACTTGGTACGCAGGTTCCCGAGTATCCGCCATCAGGCTATCAGGAAATGGTCACTTGGATCGTATCGCAACTCAAATTGCCTAAGAACTACTATGCCGAGATGCAGGCGGTCAAAGAACTGTCCGATCAGAGCAAAACGGCAGCGACCAAGGCAGCAATCAACGCACGGGGAAGCAATCAAGCACCGCCTAGCGACACAGACGCGCAGGTAGGCTAAGGAGGCGTTAAAATTGCCGGGTGGGTACCAACAACCAATACGAATTGAAACGCCTCCCACGGGCTTCCTGGGGCTTGATACGGCGTCTGAGCCGACGAGCATCGACGTTGCACGATCTAGACGCCTGCTGAACGCCTATCAACCAAAATTGAAGGCGCTGGGCAAGCGTCCGGGCAGCATCCCTGTCGTAGATACGGCCTTGCCTGCACCGATCAAGCACATATCAGTTTATCCATTCTCTTCGAGCATCGTCGCAGCCAGCGGCGCAACACTGTACAAACTCGTAGGAGCTACGCTGACGGCTCAGACAATGACGAATGTACTTAATACCTCCGACATATACGACGTCGATTTTACGAACTCACAGCTTGCCAACCGCAAGATAATCGCGGACGGTACAAGCCTGAAAGAGTACAACGGGACGACGGTTAAAAACGTAACGCCTGCGGCAGACGATCCCGATCCAGCACCTGACAACGTGCTTGCGGACGTCAACGCCAAGGGGTGCAAATACATTTGGATTCACAACGATCATATTTTTATCAGTCCAGGAACAAGCGAACTCTTCTACACGAAGAGATACGAATACGACTACATCCCGGAGACGCAGTATTTCTTGCTCGTCCGAAACGGCGATTATATCAACGGCTGCGGCATCCCGTTCGATAACGTATGTTTCGTCCCGATGCGTCACGGCTGGGGCATGATCTCGGGAACGAACTTCGACGACTTCGATGCGAGTTTCTATTTGAACACGATCAACGGCGTCATAGCTCCGAGGAGCATCCAGAAGATCACCTATGCGACGGGTGCGCAGACGGTTGCTTATCTGTCCGATGACGGCGTTAACGAGATATTCACGGCAACGACAGACGCTCAAGGACGCCAGTACGCGACGCGTAACCTGATGAAGGACAAGCTAGACTTCGGTGCATTCGGCTTTACGCAGAGCGAACTGGCCGCAGCTAAGAGCAAATACATCGTCAAATACAGCATGTACCTGCTGCAGATCAAGCGAGACACGACGAATTACGTGCTCGGGTACGATACGCGCAATGCAGAGTGGTATGTCTGGACGAATCTGCAAATCAATTCGTTCGTGGAGTTTGAGGGCGATGTCTACTTCGGGAGCGATGACGGGCTTCTCAAGCAGTTTGACGAAGGTTTGTACAGCGATTGGGCGAACAAAGCGAAGACGACAGGTACACCGGTGGACTTTGACCGCATAACGGGGATGATCTCGTTCGAGGACACCGGGTATGACTCGACTCTCGATTATTACATCTTGCGGCTGAAGACATACACGATCAAAGCGAGCCTAGACGTATCGCTAGTCCATCTGAGAGGCGCTGTAGAGGCGCAGCAGGCAATACAGAACTACTTTATGGTGTGGGATGTCTCGGAGTGGGACGAATCGAACTGGGCGAACCTCGAGTACACGGATCTGGTCGCATCACCACAGCGATTGTCCCACCGCCTAAAGCTGCCGAAGAAGGGCTTCTACTATCAGATCAGATGGCGAAATAACCGGGACGAACCGGTAGAAATATACGGAGAGGCGCTTATTGGTCGGGCGTCAGGGGAGGTTTAAACATGTCTTTGCCAATTGATCGCACAAAACTAGCAATTGCACAGGCAAATCAAACACCGGGGCTTGTGGCATCAGCGACAGCTAACATTAACGCGTTAACAAATGCGTACGACACGATTGACGAACTTAATGGCAAGGTCGATACGCACGCCCAGGCGTCTGTATTGCCTCATCCTGACGGCAGCGTAACGACGGCTAAGATTGCAAATGGTGCAGTAACTAACATAAAGCTGGCGACTGGCGCGGTAACCACAGACAAAATAGCGGATCTAGCAGTAACCACGCCTAAGATTGCATCAAAGGCGGTCACTGAGAGCAAGATGGATGATGCTTCCGTATCACGAAGGACAATCGTTACTGGAGCAGTAGGCGCGATGGAGCTTGACCCGTCGCTATTACAGCAGTACGGGACAGCGGCAACAAACGCGAAGTTTCAGTTGATTGATACGCAGTTTGTGCAACGTGGAGTAAACGTAAAATCCATGCCTGCGCCGTTTGTGTCTGCAAAAGGTGACGATTCAGTAGACGATTCCTCTGCACTCAATGCTGCGTTTGCGAATTTTTCACATGTAATTATACCGGAAGGGACATACCGAATTGATTCTACTCTCACTATCAGTAACACAGTCACCATTGAAGGCGTGTATGGCAAAACATTAATAAAAAACTACGGGCCAAGCAGCGCCTTCCAGTTAAAAACGAAGTGCGAAATTTATGGGATACTTCAAACCGCAGTCGTAAACGGGAGCAGCCAGCACGGGATATTGATATCCGCAAGCCATTGCATAATCAAGGATTGTGAGTTTCAGGGTAATGGCGGGTATGGAATTAAATTTGACCCGACCGTGCATGTGGTGAATGCCAGCGTTTCCAATACCACCATTTTTGCAAATCAGCTTGGCGGCGTGTATTGTGTGACCAATGTAACCTACCAGAAAACCGCTATCCATTTTGACGCTTGTTATGTCGTCAGCAATGGCAGTCAAACCGATCCCACCATTGCACAAACAACTGGAGGTCATGGCTTCGAGCTGGGGGCGTGTTTGGGTGTAAGTGTAACGAATACTGTATGTGAGTATAACAAGGGATGCGGAATTTACATTGCTGAAGAAGGCATATATGGTGTATTTAACGTAGTTGTGACGGGTTGCTATTTTGAAGGGAATAGACGCGCAAATATCCATCTTAATAATATGAATGCTACGCTTGCATACAAAGGGATACTGATAAAGGCTAACTACTATTCGGTTTATCCGGCAGTCGGCCCAACTTACTACACAAATTCCCTTTTGCCGACGAGCATGAGAACGATTGTGCAAAATGAAAGCTATGTCACAGAAAGCATGATCGACGAAAAAGCATTCGGTTTTCAAAGTTACAATAACGTGTCAATCGACACCGCTGGCGTATTCAACGGTCCGCAAGTAAGGTCAACCACATATGCGGGAAGGTCGGGAGATACACAAGGCAAATTCGTCATTGGCACGGGTATAACAATAGATCGAGATATAAGCGACGCCGTTCCAACAGTTAAAATAAGAAATATAAACGCATCCAATACAGGGAACATATTGGAATTGTATACGGGAACAGCTGACCAAGTATTTACATTCCCCAAAAGCGGTGATTTTTTCAATGTGAAGTATATTAAAACTCCTGCAAGTGCAACCGCCACTGGTACTAGAGGAGATATTTGTTATGATGCAAATTATATTTATGTTTGCGTTGCTACAAACACATGGAAAAGGGCTGCTTTAAGTACGTGGTAAATTGCTGAAACGAAAAACCCTGTCTAAAGACAGGGTTTTGACTACCAAAAAAACTTATAAGGTGTGCCATTAAGTAAGTGTACGCCAATCAAGAAGTAGTAAGCCAAGGTTAGGCTGATTACCACAAACGTGACTAATAGTCGTATAGAAGCACCTTTAAATGAGGGGATAATTACATTAGGAATGAAGACGATCATGAAAATATAATAATAATTCGCTGCCCTCAATCCGATGTTGCTCACTGTATTAAAGATCATTAGCAGTACTGCGGTAGCAATTAGATTGTAGAGCAGCTTATTATTTGAATGTTTGTTGACGCTCCCTTTGTAGGTAAACATCCCTGCTATAAAGGTTAAAAACACGATAAGGAGTAAGGTATAGGCTCCTGTATTTGCAATCTCTAAACCCGGATGAAGGATTCTAGCAACAAAGCTTAAAATTTGGGTACGCAAAAAATACACAATTACTAAAGCGCATGAATAAATGGCAAACACAAGTGGAGTAAACGTAATATTCACTAAGAAGTATGCCGGTACAAAGAATATGGCTGATTTGTGAAATAGCATTGCAAACGCAATTAAACCGAAAAACTTCCACTTCTTCCGCTCAACAATAAAGTCATATGAGAGTAACACCAACGAAAAAGCTATAGCTTGTCTCATTCCACTGAAATAAAAGTTAAGGAAGCCTAAACTTATGAACAGGATCAGGGAAAGGAAAGGGATGGTTGAATGTCTTTTTACAAATTTGTATAAAGGGACAATCATGATGAGATAAATAATGGCTGAATATGTAGTGAAATCGGTAGTAAATACCGTGATAATTTTGGTCAGAAAAATAAAACCACGTTCAAAGTTAAATACTAGATGGTCAATGGACGTATTAAAAATATCTGCCCACCTAATATTAAACGCTGTAATATCAAATCCATTTTTGTATGCTGGTGTATCTGTCCCGACACTAACATCTTTTAAGCTAAGTAAAAGGTAGATTTGAACAAACGGAAGAATGAGAAAAATTTTTGACCATTGTTTTTTATTAGCGTCAACGTTGTTCGTTTGTGATATTAGATTCAATCTGCTTTTTGAGCGCATGTTGTTTACTGCCCAGTATATAAACCACCAATAAAATAAGAGTGCGATATTGAGGACGTATATCGACATAAAACTTGTTATTCCTCCTTGAAGTTTCATGAAGATACATTGTACCTTACTTGTCAAATAAAGACTATATGTGTTTCACAGTTGGACCATACTACGCAGCAGTAGACCTCGCCTCGGCGGGGTTTTTATTATTACAAAGAGGTGATCCCATGGCAACGCCACTCAGCGCCGCGCAAGCGGCAGAGGTTAAACGCAAGGCATCGCAAGGCATTCCGCTAACCGACCAATCAAACGCGGCTGCAATGAGCCTGTACAACGCGTCAAAGCCTATGTCTGCGACGCAGGCAACAGGTGCTACAACTCAGGCAAAGCCTGCAACAACGAGTGCGGTTACGCCGATGTCAGCCACACAAGCAATCCCCACGACGCCAATCCTTAATGCGGCAACCAACACGACCGGCGTAGCGCCTGCCACTGGGTACGGTGGAGCTACATACGGCACATCAGGGGCGGTTAACGCGGGAATCTCAGCTAATGCCGCAAGACTTGCCTCCGATCCAACGTTTAAACAATCCGAGATTGACCGAACCAAAAGCGTTATCGCGGCATTGCAGGCAGAAGGGAAGGACACGTCCGCACAGACGAAATATCTTTATCAGAACCTTGGATACACCGATCCGCAGGTTCAGACGCCAAGTGTCGGACAGACTGACAACGGCGGATATTACCCGTCGATGACGCCTCAACAGATCCAGACAGAGGCACAATATCAGACGGACAAGCAACGCGCAGACCTGCTCAACTCGGTTACGACGCAGCTTAACGCACTGAAGAACAATGCTGCATACTCGAAGCAACTAACCAACGATAGCCGAGTCCTGGAGGATCAGCAGCTAAACCGTACGCTCAACCCATTCAGTGGCAAAACGAGCTATGACAAGGCACTCGTAGGCCGTCAGCGGTCCATTGATGATGCAACGATGCAGGCGAATCTGAACAACCAACTCGATGCCGTGCAGCAGGATCTTTATAACTTCGACAAGTTGGCTCCGGAGAAGCAACAGGCGACGATCAACGAGCTTACCCGGATTGAACGGCAATACGGCCTGGATGTAGGCGCACTGACAGGCTCCTTCGGCGGTCAACGTACACTGGCCGGCCAACAATTCGACTGGGGCAAGACGGTTGATGAGGCGAATCTGACAGGCAACTTCAAGGGTCAGCAGACGCTTGCGGCACAAAATCAGAAGTTTAATCAGGATCTTGCGACCAAAAATTATGATCTCAATAACACGCAGGTCATGGCTGCACTCACGGGACGGCTACCAGACGGGACGAAGACGACGGCACAGCAACAACAAGACCTCGCAAACCTCTGGACAGTGGCAGAACAGACCGGCACGATACCGGAAACATTGGCAACCATGTACGGTATCCCGAAGGGAACGCAGACGCAGGCGGCGAAACAGTTTGCGATTAATGCGAGCATGAACCAGCAGCAAATGAACAATCAAAACAGCCAGTTTTGGGCGAATTACAACCAAAACGATAGCCAATTCCAGCAAAGCCTTGCGAATAAAAACCAACCGGAGATTCCTACAGCCGAAAGTACGTCCAAATATACCGATTCAATGGTTCAGCGCGATCCTGACACAGGGGCAATCACGAACGTCGACGCATTAAGAGCCGTCATCAACAATTACGGACTCGATGACTACAACAAATACCTGTTGTATCAGCGTTATGGAATGTGGCCGAAAGATGTTGCGCCGCCTGTGAAACCATCGGGAAACTGAGTAGCCCCTCTAGCGGCGGAGGGGCTTATACCAATTACTACAAGGCTGCGAAAGATGCAAAAGCGAACCCGAAGAATTACGCCGTAGCTTCGGGAGCTATTAAAGCAGCTGTTGCAGACGGTGGGTATGATGAGTCGTGGATTAGAGACGCAGAGGAACTGGTCGCTCGAGAGTCGAGTTTTAACCCAGAAGCAGCAAACCCCAAGTCATCGGCTAAGGGGTTATTTCAGTTTTTGGACTCGACTCGTAAGAACTACGGCGGATCAAAAGTCGATTGGTCTGATCCATACCAACAGGCGGTCGCTGGACTTAAGTACATCAAAGATCGATATGGCTCGCCAGCAAAAGCCCTCGCCTTCTGGGATAAGAACGGCTACTACTAAAAGGATGGTGCGATATGAGGACTGCGGAAGATTTTTTCAAACAAGAGCAGGAACTTATCGGGGGGACGAAGGCTTCCGCAGTCCAATCTTCGTCATCTTCTACGAAGAAACGATCGGCTGAAGACTTTTTCAAAGAAGAACGGATCAAGGCAGGCTTAGAGAAGCCGGAGACGACCACTGTTAATTCAGAGGTTGCTCCTGTATCTACTAACAGCGTCGTACGCAAACCGGTCGAACTGCCGACAATGGGCCTTACGAAGATCCAGCAGGACCAGAAAGCAGCGCAAGAAGGCAACGACATTGTGACTCTTCCCCATGAAGTTCAGAAACTTGTGACGCCAAATACGAGTCCTCGTCAGCCCTATCAGAATCCCGAATCCGACAAGATGAAGCAGACGCTGACGGACGTTAAGGCGATTGTGCCGGGCGTCAACGTTAATCGCGATCTTCTGGATCAGATCGGTAATCGGAGCAGCAACAAGGCCGTTGCGTTCCTCCAAGACGTTAAGAAGGCACACGACAGCGCAATCAAGGGCATCGGGAACTTCATCGACAAGGGATATCAGGTGGCAGGTCAGATTGCAGGCGGTGTGACGGGCCTGTCACCTGCCAAGGCTAAGGAAATCGGCGAAGGGATGGGGTTACAGGCTCCATCCTTTGTCACGTCTAGTCCTGTATTCCAAGAACCGCAGGACAAAGCGACGAAAGTAGCCGGTAAGATCGGCGAGTTCTACGGCATGGCTCTTCCTGGTGAACTGGCGGAACGTCTTGTAGCTAAATCGATCGGCAAGAACATCACGAATAAGGCGTTGCAGACAGCCGTCCGAGGCGCTGCGGCAGGCGCAGCAAGCACGGCACCACAGGACGCAGTAAAGGTCGCTACGGGGCAGGAAAGCACGTCAGACGCATTGCTGAACACTGGCCTAAACGCAGGCATTGGTGCTGTTGCCGGTCCTGCATTGATGGGTATCGGTTCTCTCGTTCGCAAGGTAGGCGAGAATGCGTCCAAACGCATCGTGGAGAAAACGATTAAAGCAACACAATCGCTTGATGAGGTTGGCAAGGAAGCGAACCTTGTTAACGGAGCGAAGCAAAGCATCGTGGACATTGACGAGCAAATTGGCAACCTGAGCCGTAGTAATCCGAACTATGCGCAGGAACTAGAGGCACTGACCAATGACCGGAACGCGACGATCAGCTATGTGCGAGGATTCGAACCGGACTTTGATGCTTCGCCGGTGACTGCTTCTAGGGTTTCCGGAGTCTCGTCTCCATCTGTCACGACGGAAGAACCTGTTCAGATTGCTACAACGGCAAAGGTTGCCACACAGAAAGCGCAGCCACTAGCAAATGCCAATCCAAGCACAGCGGAACGCGGATTCATCCGTTCGCTCGAGGAATCGAATCAACTGGATGTGCCCACTGCCGTCGGACTTTCAAACTCAAAGAAGCGCAATTTTGACAGGATTACAAATGAAGAATCTGTAGCGATGGCGAATAATCGCATTACAAACGACATCGACAAAGCCGAGTCTTTCGTACTGGGAACCGGCAGGCCAACGGCAGAGAAGACAGCGACGGGTATTCGCCTTATTCAAGAACTACAGAAGCGCGGACAGACGGAACGGGCCGTCACGGTCGCTGAAAAGATGGCTAAGCAGCTTACCGAGGCCGGCCAAGCCGTTCAAGCCGCCTCCATCCTTGATCGCCTCTCTCCAGAGGGTGTGCTGATACGTGCTCAGCGCAAAATACAGGCGATTAACGAGACGCTTCCAAAGAATGCAGAAGACTTGAAGCTCAGCACCAAGGATGCCGACAAGCTCCAAGAAGCCGCGAAAATAATCGTAAAGTCAGCGGACGACAAAGACCGTGCCGCCGCAGTAGCGCGCCTTATGGACCGCGTGAAGGATGGTCAAAAGCTGATGCCAGAGGAACGGCAAACGTTGAAGGAGTTCCTTGACGACCTGAAGACGCTGCAGAAGAACAACAGGCCAGAGAAGCCTCCGAAACCATCTCGCGAAGAACTATCGGCAGCTCGCAAGCGTGATAAGTTGGTCAGTCACCTTGAGGAAGAGGCCGCTAAAGCCCGTGCTATTTGGCAGGCAAAGCGTAACCTCGGATTCGCAGCAAAACTGGATGAGCCTGATCTCGTTCTACTGGCTCGTATGACGGCTCCTTATATCGTTAAAGGCGCGGTCAAAATTGCCGATTTCACGGAAAAGTTGGTCAGCGAGTTTGGCGAATCTGTGCGCGGATCTGCTCAGGATATCTACGACAGGGCTGTACAGATCAACGGCAAGGGGATCACGCGCCGAGAGCTGGCAAACGTCGAGCGAATCGCCGAAAACTTCATCAAGGGCAAGAACCTTGAAGCGAACGACGCCAATTTCATCCGCAGTATGGCAAACAAAGTAGCCAATCTGAGCGGTGACGCTCGCCGTCAGGCATCGCAGGACCTGCAAGAGGTACTAAACGGCTATGAGCGTATAGGGATCGGCAGAAAGCTTTCTACGGCCCAATACATTGCGATGCTGCTTAACCCTTTGACACAGGTTCGCAATATCGTCGGTAACGAACTGCTGTACCGTCTCGAACGCCTAAACCGTATTATCGCAACGCCGGTCGATATCGTCGCATCGAAGGTTACAGGAGGCCCGAGGACAGTCACCTTCCGTAACGGATGGGGCAGCTATTTTAGCCAAGCTCAGGACTATTGGGGAAGCCTTGGAGAAGGTCTTAAAGCTGGATGGCGCGGCGTCGATCCTGAGGGTGTTCAATCCAAGTATGATATCGGCAGTCTGGCATTCTCTCCGAATAACCCGTTAACCTACTTAGAGAAGACACTAGGCGCGGCTCTCAAAGGCTTCGATTATGCTTCCTACCAACGCGCCGTCAAGCGTAGACTTAGCGAAATGGCGTACTTGGATGCGATCAACAAGGGTGTAAAGGGCAAAGATAACGTCCGGGCGCACATGGAAACGTTCATGACGAACATGGACGACATGACGGAGAAGCTTGCGAAGGACTACGGCGAATACGTCACGCTGCAGAATGACAGCATCTTGTCGCAGAAACTGAGCGGATTCAAGCGCGGCGCGAACAAAATTAGCACGTTCGGCCTGACCTCGGACTTCGGTGCAGGCAACCTGATCTTGCCGTTCGCTAAAACGCCTGCTAATCTGCTGCTTCGCGCTATGGACTACTCGCCTATCGGTATCGGTAAGGCGCTGTATCAGCTCAATGACGTGCTGAGAGCGAGGGAAACTGACCTCACTAGGGCCGACGTCATCCAATCAGTGACACGGGCGCTTATGGGTACCGGGTTCGGGGCTGTTGCTTACTGGCTTGCGGACAAGGGTGCGCTGACCGGTTCGCTCGACAAGGACATTGACGTCCGCAACCTTCAACGGCTGTCGGGACAAACTGACTTCCAGATAAACGGCTCAGCAATCGTCCGTATGCTTGAGGCAGTAGCCAGCGGCGGTGACATTGACGCAGCAGCCAAGATGAAGCCAGGAGATACTTTATGGGCCTATTCGTGGGCGCAACCGACGTCGGCACCTATGGCGATCGGTTCGAATATCGCTCAGTCTGTGAAGGACGACAAAGGCGCTCTCAGCGTCGCTGGAGACGCAGCATGGGGCGGACTGAACACACTGCTTGATAGTTCGGTCCTGTCGGGTATTCAGGAGGCATTTAAGACCAGTCCGGGCGAAGACAATACATGGAAATCGGTCATTACGAACCTCGTCAAACAGGTTCCGGGCATGTACAATCCATCGATTGTGCGCCAAATCAATTTGATGTTCGACGACAAGGTGCGCGAGACATACGATCCTGATGCATTGACGAAGACAATTAACCCGACGCGAGCGAATATCCCTTACTTCGCTCAGCAGCTACCGCAGCGTGTAAGCACGCTAGGACAGCCGCAAACGAAGCTTAATTCGTTCGTTGACGTGTTCCTAAGTCCGTCTCAGCGTAGCGTCTACAAGCCCACGGCAGAGGCACAGTTTGTTATTGACCTGCTTAAGGAAACTGGGGATAGTTCGCTTGCGCCGCGTACTGTAGCTAAGTACCTGAAAGGGACAGACAAACTCACGGGCGTGGAAAAGAAGGTCAATCTAACGCCGGAGCAATACGTCAAATATCAAACGCTTGTCGGACAGGATCTGGTCAAACGGATTCAAAAGATCAATCCGGCGCTGTCCACTGAAAAGAAGGCAGAAAAGCTGATGAAGGCCCTTAACGATTCCGGGGAATATGGCCGAAATATCATGAAGAAAGAAGTCGGTTTGAAGACGCCGGCCAAGAAGTTCAGCACAGGATTTTAAGGAGGTGGTCCACTTCTGAATACCGATCACATGACAAACAAGGAATATCGCGCCTGGAAAGCAGAGAAGCAAAGCCGGATCAGGGAAATGAGTCTTGATGAACTGACGGAGTTCTCGCAAGAAGTGGAGCGAGTCAAGCGAGTAGAGGCTGCGAAGCCAAGCGCAAAAGTCCGGCACAAAGTCAAAACGATATTCGTTTATATCGCCGCCGCCATTATCATCTTAGGTGGAGCAGCTTATAAAATCTTCGAGTAATTATTTACACTTACCAAATCCTGTGCTATGATCAAATCAACCAAATCGCGAAGCACGCGTCTAAAAGAGCTGAGGGAAAGCATCCCCGGCTCTTTTTGCATTCTTGTGCAACACTTGCCTAAGCATCATTTTGGAGTACCTGCATAAGATGGGTAGTGGGACGCTCGGAACGCCCCACCGCCCGTTAGCTTCACTTGCTTTTATTAATCATTGCAACGGTAAGCGTGAGGATGCTTGACACCGTTGTGATGAACAGACTACAACCAGCAATGATCAACATCGCGGTATCGTGGTCCACTTGTCCAACTCCTTTCTCGAAGGGGTTATTTTCCTTTCCGTAGATATAATATGCGCGTCGTCCAGCAAAACTGTACAAAAGTATAACAATTTTATAAAAATATTTTGCCACCTTAATGGTGGCTTTTCTTATGCCCTTAAAGGAGGCGATGCCATTGAATAGCGTTAAAAAACAGAATACTAAAAAAGAAGACCGCACTGAGGTATGGATACGCCTCGAATGCGGTCTTTCTGTTACCTGGGAGGGTCTATGGATTGGCTCAACTGGATCAGCACAGCCATTAGCAGCCTTGCCAGAGAAGGCCTAAGAGTCACAAGCGTAATCGTCATTTTGGCCGCGCTGCTTAAAGTACCGTGGGTGCAACGGTTGATCCTGCGGTATATGCCCCGACGCTTTAGGCAGCGTGAACATACGCGCAATACGGCGATCCTCTACGAGATCCGGGAGCTTCGCGCACGAATGGAGGAAATGGCATGGGATGCAGGCTCGAGAAGTGGCGGAGAGAATGGCCGGAACAGCATATTGCAGCTCTCAAATGGTGCGCCTGCCGTTACCACAACGTTTATCACACCCCGAACGGGGATATTCCGATTCCAAAGGAGAAGGACAATGACACCATCAAAAATTAACTGGGTTACGCTTGTGCCTGCTGTCATGGGTGGCGTGAAACTCATCCTTCAAAGCTTCGGAATTGACGTCATCACAGACGAACTTATCGACCAAGTAGCAAACGTAGCTGCGTCAGTAGCCGTTATAGTAGGCATCATTGCCACGCACAAGAAGCAGCCAGCCATCGATAAACTAAACGTGCCTATCGAATCGGGGGAATGATCATGGTACCGGACAAACTGACTTACCCGGCAGGCGTTCCAGAATCGATCAAGTCCGTGCTGATTGTGGATCTGAGGAAGAGCCTGCCGGTCAATCCTAAATATACTTGGGAAGTGCTGAAGGGGCCGCGTGACGTCGCGCAGCTGACGACGATCGTTATGCATCACGACGCGATGGCGAAGCTTAAAACCTCCGCTTTTAATGATCGTGAGCTGGCTTCAAGAATCGCGACGTCTCACATCGATTCGAAAAAGAACATCCCAGGAGGCGACGCCGGATTCCCTTATCACCTATGGGTGCGCAATGGCATCGTGTACCTATGCAACAACTTCGAGGCGTTCACCTATGGTGTGAAGGAAAACAACAGCTATACGGTCCATATCTGCGTTTCAGGCGACTATGCCAACTCCGACTCGCTGACTGAGCAGGATCGCACGGCGCTGTACGCTGCGTATTTCTTCGCCAAGCAGTTTATGCCTCAGTATCAGAAGAGCGTGGGACACAAAGAGCTAATGCCGACAGACTGCCCAGGCTACAACATGGACAAGGTACGCAAGGACATCGCGACGTTCGAACTAGACATGACATTAAACAGCTCGCCCAACACCGTCCTGTCGCGCATCTTCGCCTTCCATACGCGGTACCTGGACCTCTACAACAAGGCCATTAAGGAGACCGACCCGAACAAGGACGCGGCACGGTACAAGCTTAACCAACTGATTGACGAGGCTGTAGCTGCCGGGATTTACACGCCCCAACAATAAGGAAAGGGCCTCCGTAGTGGGGCCCTAATCCTCCATATAAGTCTTCTTGTTCAGGATCCGGATCCCCGATATTTCCTTGGCAATCGAGTCGAGCTTATCTTTCAAGTCTTCCTGCAGAATTTTCCTCTTATAAGGGAACGACTGCTTAACCCGTTTAATCGAAGTATGTACATATATAAGTGGGTCTTTTTCATCATCATCAATCTTCACTACGAACATACCATGATCGCGCATCTCGTCCTTCGTCAGCTTCAGCCGGTCATTGAACATGCTGCCCATCATCTTCGTCATCTTCATCCTAAATCCGCGATTCGGCATCCGAGGATCATCCAGGTACGCTATCTCATCCTGTGCCATTTTAATTAGATATGTAAGGTGTACGTAGTCGCGTAAAAGTTCAATCTCGATCTGTTCCATTATAGGCACCTCCGGTTATATTATAATGGGAACATGCGTTCTTGTCATTATATACACGAGGTGATCGGATTGATACCAGATAAAGAAAGGAAACTCATCAATATCCTTTCCAATTTCTCGACTACACATAAACGAATGCCCACCTTTGACGAACTGTACAAAAAAACAGGGCTGCGTGAGGGGATTCATCGCAATACCCTGAATCGATTAGCCGAGCGGTATGTACTGACTTGGGACGGGAAGGACATTCAGACGGTTAAGCTCGATCCTCAATGGAGGTACTTTATCGATAAAGTTCAGTAAAGATGGACAAATCTTGCCGCATAACCTCTTCCGAGGTGAGCGCGGTGCATTTCAACTTTATACCCGGAGAACTCAATGACAAGATCCGTTCCCACTGCTACAATTATTTATTACAGCGGTATAGGAGGGAACGGCAGCATGATCGGGATCTATCTGCGGGTATCGACCGAGGACCAATCGAAGCACGGATACAGCTTGAAAGACCAGGAGAGACAGTGCAGAGAGAAAGCCCGGACGAGTGATGTAAAGGTCTATACGGACGATGGATATTCCGGTGAGTACTTAGACCGCCCGGCCCTTGCGCAGCTCCGTAGAGACGTCAAAGAGCGGCTCATAGAAAAGGTAGTATGCTATGACCCGGACCGTCTGAGCCGTAACCTTATGAATCAGCTCATCATTACAGAAGAATTCCGCAAGCGCGGCGTTGATATGGTTTTTGTAACAGGTGAATATGACGATACGCCTCTTGGGAAGCTGTCGTTCAATATAAAAGGCGTTATCGCTGAGTACGAAAAAGCCGTCATCAACGATCGCATGAGTCGTGGACGCAGAGAAAAAGCGCGTCAGGGTAAAGTAGTAAAAAATTCATACTTATACGGGTACACTTTTAATAAAGAAAAGGATCAATACGAGATCAACGAATACGAAGCAAATATTGTCCAGACGATATTCGACTTATTCACAAAGCCCAGTGCAGTTAAGGGGATAAATGGGATAGCCAAGTACTTAACAGCTCAAGAAGTACCAACCAAGCGCGGTGCGCCGGTTTGGCACCGGCAGGTGGTACGTCAAATTCTACTTAATGAAGCGTATACCGGCGTGTATTATCAAAATAGATACGACACTGAAGGGATGCTCGGAAATAAGCACAAACCTGATGACGAGAAGGTTAAAGTGTCTGAGCGGCCTGAAGAAGAATGGATTGAAACAGAGATTCCGGCCATCATTACGGAAGTCCAATTTAATCAAGCCATGATGCTACTAGGAGAATCTCGGAGAAGATATTCAAAAGATTCACTTCGTAAATACCTACTTTCTGGACTGGTTCGCTGCGGGGAATGCGGGAATACGATGACTGGTCGGCAGTCCAAGAACTGGGGAACGTACGTATTGGAATACAGTGATATTAAAAATTATGCCGGCGCGCTTTTTAAGGGCTGTGGAATGCATGTCCAATGCGAGGAAATCGATAAAGGCGTTTGGGAGACGGTCGTCGCATGGCTGGATAACCCGGATCAAATAGCTGCAGCTGCGGAAGATCGGGACGCTATGTCCTACGAGCAAACAGAACTCGAGCGTGTAGAAAGAGAAATTGAGAAAACGAAGGCAGCACGTAAACGCCTCATTAAACTGTTCTCGCTTGGTGAGGATATCGGGGAAGAAGACATCCGTAGCGAATTGAAGGAGCTTGCGGACAAAGAAGAGAAACTAAATCGGCAAGCAGAGGAACTTACGAAGGCGTTAACTGCGCAATCTAATCAGCAATCAAGCAAGGCGATGATCCAAGATGCTGCGGATTACTTTCTGCACAAGAACCGGGACGCCTTAACGTTTGAGGATCGCCAAGAACTCATACGTGCTATCGTAAAAGAGGTACGTATCTATAAGGATCGAGTGGATATTATTTCATTCTGA